ACAGACTCAACAGGTGATTGGTATGTGTGGGACAGCGCAAGGGGAATTGTTGCTGGCAACGACCCTTACCTGCTCTTGAACAGCACAGCGGCTGAAGTCACGGGTACTGACTACGTTGACACCGCAAATTCGGGTTTTGAAATATCCTCATCAGCCCCCGCCGCCATCAACGCAAGTGCTGGTACATTCATCTTTCTCGCAATCGCTTAATAGGAGCAAATCATGGAAATTCGTTTACGCTCAACTGGTGAAGTCATGTATGAGAGCGAGTTCCGTACTCGCTTTGCTCAGAACTTGCCATCCAATCCACTGACACAAGAGTGGCTCAACACCTACGTCAGTGACCCCGCTGGCGACATTGTGTTTGAAGGCCCACAAGCCTCTGGCGGCACGGTCTATCAGTACAGCCAACGCTCTGGCGTGGAACAGATTGATGGCAAGTGGTACACCAAGTACATCCTTGGCCCAGTGTTCACAGACTGCGCCGCATCAGAAGGCCAGCCTGCCCAGACAGCCGCCGAGCAGGAAACTGCTTACAAGGCAATGAAGGACGCAGAGCAAGCCAAGTCAGTACGTGCATCACGCACCCAACTGCTCAAGGACTGCGACTGGACACAGATTGCCGACAGCACCGCAGATAAAACTGCATGGGCTACCTACCGTACTGCCTTGCGTGACCTTCCAACTCAAGCAGGCTTTCCTTGGACAATGACTTGGCCTACTCAGCCCTAAAAAAATGAACATATCTTTACCAATTGAATTAGCAAACCAAGTCCTTGGTTACCTTGGCACGCGCCCCTATCAAGAGGTGTTTCATTTGATTCAAGCCATTCAAGAGGCGGCAAAGCCTCAAGAAGAGCCGAAAGACGAATGAGATGGCCGATGTGGAAGAACTTGCTACGGAAACGGATAAGCGATTGAGCATTCACGAAGCAATCTGCGCCCAACGGTACGAGGTTATTCAACAGCGTTTTGACGATGGCTCAAAGCGCATGACAAAGATTGAGTACCTCTTGTATGGCGTGATTGTTTGCGTGCTGTTTGGCCCCGGCGTGGCTGGTGAACTCATTAAGAAGGTGCTTGGCTTATGAATTGGGCAGATGTTCTCAAGGCGGTCATACCCATCATCGTGGCGTCCCTTGCTTGGCTTTTGGGTCAGGTCAATGACTTCTCCACTCGGCTGACACGAATTGAGGGCGCTATGCCTGCATTGATAACCAAAGAGGGCGTTCCCACAGACAGCCCAATTTCTGCGGAAAAAAGAGCCGTTATGAAAGAAAACTTGATGCAACACATCAACGAGTTGCAAGTCAAAGTCAGGTTGCTTGAAGAACGAGAAAAGATGGTGAAAAAATGATTCCAATAGTTGCATCACTGCTTGGTACATTGGCTCAGAACGGTCTGGGCCTTTTGTCTTCTGCAATCCAAGCAAAGGGCAAGCAAGTCGTTGAAGACGCCCTTGGCGTAAAGATTTCCGACAACCCGTCTGACGCTGAAGTTTCTAAATTGCGTCAACTGCAATATGACCACGAAGAGCGCCTGCTTGAGTTGGGCATTGAAAAGGCTCGTATTGAGCAAGAAGAGTTGACGGCGTTGCTCAGAGCGCAAGCCAACCAAGAGGACAACGTCAGCAAGCGTTGGCAGGCCGATATGTCCTCTGACTCGTGGTTGTCAAAGAATGTTCGCCCCGGCACTCTTGTGTACCTTCTGACCGCCTATTTAATATTTGCCCTGCTTGACGGCTATGGGTACAAGATAAGTGAATCCTACGTCAACCTGCTGGGCCAGTGGGGTATGCTGGTTATGACCGCCTACTTCGGTGGACGTACCGTTGAGAAGGTCATGGAAATGCGCAGAAAGGACAAAGAATGAGCCTTAGTGACGAACAAGCCGCGTTTCTTTTAGACGCTTGCGCACTCATCAAATACGCTACAGAACAGGGTTTTAAGGTTACAGGTGGGGAATTGGCGCGCACACCTGAACAGCAAGCAATCTACGTCAAGACAGGGCGCTCTAAGACCCTTAACTCTATCCACCTCAAACGCTGTGCCATTGACTTGAATTTCTTCAAGGAAGGGCAGATAATCTGGGACAAGGGCATCCTTGCTCCTTTGGGTACATATTGGGAGACTTTGAACCCAAAAAACCGTTGGGGAGGCAATTTCAAGTCGCTGGTGGATTGCCCGCACTTTGAGCGCAATGTCGGATAAGGAGAACAAATGACGACCGCATCGGTAATGACTTACGACTCCTTGGTCGAAAACATCCAGTCCTATCTGGAGCGAACCGACGCCGCTACGCTCGATAAAATTCCTCTTTTTATTATGCTGGCCGAACAGATCATCGCCAGCCAGATCAAGTTTTTGGGTAACCTGACAGTCAACACCAGCACGATGACGGCCACTCAGGCGGTCATTGACAAGCCTGCGCGTTGGCACAAAACCGTTTCAATGAATGTTGTGGTGGCTGGTAGTCGCCAGCCTGTCCTGCTTCGCAAGTACGAGTACCTGCGTGAGTATTGGCCTGATGCCACAGAGACAGGCGTTCCTGCCTATTACGGCGATTACGACTACACACACTGGCTGGTGGTGCCTACACCAGCCCTCAATTACACCTTTGAGGTGTTGTACTACGAGCGGATTCAACCGCTTGACTCTTCCAACCAAACAAACTGGTTTACCATTTACGCTCCGCAAGCGTTGCTGTATGGGTCTTTGTTGCAGTGTATGCCGTTCCTCAAGAACGACGACCGTATGCCTATGTGGCAGGCAAACTATGACCAGATCATGCAGACGCTTAAAACGGAAGATGTTCAGCGTATTGGTGACCGACAAGCCGCAGTATTGGATACCTGATCATGTCATTCAATAGTCCCTTCACTGGCAACGTCATCCAACCAACTGACGTATCGTATAGCCGAATCACGCTGACGACCGACTTGCAACTAACTTGGCCCATCAATGGGTCGGCTACTGATGACGCCGCCGCTCGTATCATGGAGGTGTCTACCGCCTCTAGCGCCAACGAGTTGTGGATGCCGCCAGCCAATCAATGCTCTGTTGGTCAAGACGCTCTAATCCGAAATGTGGGCGCTGTCAGTTTGTTGGTAAAGGACTACTCAGGGGCAAACACAATTGTTACGGTTGCCGCTGGCGAGGCGCAGTACATCTATGTCACCACCAACGCAACCACAGCAGGCACATGGGGCATCATTGCCTATGGTATTGGCTCCTCTGGTGCTGATGCCGCCACCCTTGCTGGGTACGGTTTACTTGCAATCGGTCAGACGCTTAACCAGAGCCAGCCAGTCACAACTTTTTCCTCTGACTACACCGCACTGGCAACAGACCGTTCAAGCACTTATGTGTGGACTGGTGGCGCCGGAACCCTGACGCTTACCCTTGCGTCTACGCTTGCCGACAACTGGTTTATGTTTGTTCGCAACAGTGGAACTGGCGCTTTGACGGTGGCTGGCAGTGGTGGCAACACAATCAATGCCTCGGCTTCGATCATCCTTCAGCCAACTGACTCTGCAATCATTGTGTGTAGTGGCACCACCTTCTATACGGTGGGCCTTGGAAAATCGACGCAGTTCAACTTTACTCAGTTGACCAAAGCAGTGACTTCTGGAACTACCACCTTGACGGCTTCTGAGGCGTCCAACGTGATCCAGAAGTACACGGGCGCTTTGACAGGCAATGTGACCATCGTTGTACCTCCTACAGTTCAGGTGTACTACATTGTCAATGCAACAACTGGTGCATACACACTGACAATCTCAACTGGTGCGGGCGCTACAGCCGTTTTGACCGCAGGCTCTCAAGCAACACTTGTTTGCGACTCGGTTAATTTGTTTAACGCCAATACGGTTTTGGCGGGTTCATCAAGCATCAGTTTGAACAACGGCGCTGTAGGCTCTCCATCGCTAAACTTTGCAACAGAGACAACGACGGGTGTGTATCACGCCGCCGCTGGCGAATTTAACATTGCGATCCTTGGCGTGCTGAGATCAACATTGTCAGCCACTGGTCTTGCAATTGTGGGCACGGGTAACTTTACGGGTGGTATTTCTGGCGGGACTTACTGATGGTCAAGAAGGTTTTTGCCATCGATACGGCCCCCGGCGTTCAACGCGACGGCACCATATTCGACATGAATTTTTACACCGATGGCCGCTGGGTTCGTTTCCAGCGTGGCCGTCCTCGTAAGATCGGCGGCTTTCGGGCCATCACCCAAGAAACGCATGGCTACTCTCGCGGCATCTATGTCAACTCTGTTGACGGCGTCAACCAAGTATTCAACGGCTACAACAATGGCCTTGAGGTCATCAACATTGACAACACTGGTATTGGTGCTGGCGTCAACCAGTTCACCTTTACGGGCTTGGTGTTGACCCTTGGCACCTTGGTGGGCGGTACGCTGTACACCAACGGCACCTACACGAATGTGACCCTGACTGGTGGCTCTGGCTCTGGCGCAAAGGCCACCATTGTGGTGGCTGGCGCAACGGTGACCACGGTGACTCTGACCACCCCCGGCAACGGGTATGTGGTCGGTAACACTTTGAGCGCCACTGCGGCCACCATTGGCGGTACTGGTAGTGGTTTCTCAATCAAGGTCGCAACAATCAATGACGGGTTTGTAGAGAGCGATTTAAACCTGTGGCAATTTGACTCTTCGTTTGATTCGCAAGGTTCGGGCAATCAGTTGCTGTTGGCGCACCCCGGTCAGAACTTAGCCCAGATTGACCAAACAACCGTGACTCCTGTTTTGGCTGGCAACATTGCTGGCACCGTCATGTCGCCGCTTACGGATACCTCTGGCACAGCGCCGACAGGCGACATCATTGAAGTTGCTGGTGGTGTGGTTGTTTTACATCCGTATATTTTTGTTTATGGCGACAACGGCCTGATTAAGAATTGCGTTGCTGGCGATCCATTTGATTGGAACGGGCCAGACTCCAACGAGACCAACGTAGCCTCTACAAAGATTGTCAAAGGCTTGCCAGTGCGAGGTGGCTCTAACGCGCCATCTGGCCTGTTCTGGGCGCTTGATTCGCTGATCCGCGTGTCCTACACCCCAACCACCATTACGGTTGCTTCAGTCCCCCAGACCTTCTTCTGGCGGTATGACATTATCTCTAGTCAGTCTTCTATCCTTTCGTCGCAGTGCGTGATTGAATATGACGGCATTTTTTATTGGGTTGGCGTTGACCGTTTCCTGTTGTACAACGGCGTGGTCAAGGAACTTAAAAACAACTTCAACCAGAACTACTTTTTTGACAACCTGAACTACGAGCAGAGCCAAAAGGTGTATGCGCAAAAGGTTCCTCGGTTTGGTGAGATTTGGTGGTTCTTTCCTTCTGGTACTTCGGAAGAGTGCAACGACTGCATCATCTACAACACCCGCGAAGACTGCTGGTATGACGCAGGTACAGCCATTGGCGCACGGCGTTCTGCGGGTTACTTTTCTCAGGTGTTTCGCTTTCCCATCAACGCTGGCAACGAACTGACAACGCAAGAGTTGGTGTTTACATCAACAATCACCACAAGCACAACGACCAGTATTGAGGTGGCAATCACCAACCAGATTGCCGTTGGTCAGTTGGTGACCGCCACTGGAATTCCTGCCAACACATTGATCACAGCAATTGCTCCAAGCGCAACGGTTGGTTTTTTTACTGTGACGCTTTCCAACGCCGCTACAGCGTCTGCAACCGTGTCTGCTGACTTCAGCACAACGGCTGGCCGCATCACCTTGTGGCAACACGAGATAGGCACCGATGAGGTTGTTGGCGAGAATTCCAACGCCATTGAAAGTTACTTCACAACCTCAGACCTTGGTTGGGTGCAGGGCGGGCCGTCGCAAACTTTGCCTGTTGGAGATAACTTTTGGTTGCACTTGGAGCGGATAGAGCCTGACTTCGTTCAGTCTGGTGAGATGACCTTCCAAGTGACTGGCCGTCCTTTTGCGCAGGCGGAGGACACAACCTCTGCCCCCTATCCATTTGACCCAGACACACGCAAGATTGACCTGCGTGAACAGCGCCGAGAAATCCGATTGATCTTCACAAGCAATGTTGCTGGGGGTGACTATCAATTGGGAAAAGTTCTTCTCCATGCAAGCGTTGGCGATGTAAGGCCATAAAATGGCACTGGCTGTTGTCTACGATCCTCGGTTTCACACCTTTGAGTCGTGGGCATCGCTGATGTGCGAGGCGTATGCGGGTCAACAGTTGGTGATCCCAAACTCTCAAACTGACTGGAAACAATGGGCGGCTGGGTTAAAAGCAATTGATGTGTTTACGAATGAGGGCATCCCCGGCCCCTATATCTATAACAACTGGTGGGAATGGGCGTCGGCTTTAGTTGGCGCAATAAACCAACCGACAGAAGGCGCAGATCAATGATAGAGTTCATCCCGATTTTTAACCATGTTGCAAGGGTCGCTCGACCCGCTCACACCAAAGTTGCCATTGCAGAGTCAATGGAAG